ACAGAGATGCCTGTTACATGTTTCTCATCTAATCTGTTCAAAGAAATCTTGAATGCAAATAAAGATGCTGAGACTGGTAAGTTGGAAGTATCTGCAGCAGGATTGGCCAGAGTAACCTTTAGTTCTAAGACATATTCGGCAACATATTATCTTGTACAACTTCAAGCTAGCTAATAATGAAAGTGCGATTCAAAAAGTTATCGCCTAAGGCAGTTACTCCTAGTTATGCAACACCGGGCGATGCGGGTATGGATGTTACGGCAATCGGCCATCGAATCGATGCTAAACATAACTTCATCGAATATCATACAGGGTTAGCCCTAGAGATTCCAGAAGGTTATGTAGGATTGCTATTTCCTAGATCATCGGTATCTAAGATGGATGTATCATTAGCAAACTGTGTAGGAGTAGTAGATTCGGGATATAGAGGTGAGATAACGTTCCGCTATAAGTTTGCAAAGGATAGTTTCTTTGCAGGAGTGAAGCGTTACAATGACGGTGATAGAATTGGACAATTGGTAATTATTCCTTATCCTTCTATTGAATTAGAAGAAGCTGACGAATTGAATGAAACGATTCGGGGTGAAGGTGGATATGGATCAACTGGTAGTTAATATGTTTGGATAAAGTTCCGTCCAAAGTTTCGTCCTAATATATTTATAATAAAGGAGTGAAATGATCATATATTGTGCTCGTAATATTCATAATAATAAAATGTATATAGGTAAAACTACTAAAGAATTGGAAGTTAGAAAAAGGGGTCATTATGAATCTGCTGCATGCGGATCGGAAACTTATTTTCATAGGGCGTTGCGTCGCGACGAATTCGAGTGGACTATATTAGAACATGTTAAAGATGATATTAATGATCGTGAACAATTCTGGATTGAGAAATTAGATACATTTAATACTGGGTATAACATGACCACTGGCGGTGACGGCGGCTTGACGTATAAAAAGGGTGACGAACTATATAATCGTATAAAGCATAAGTTAGGCCACCCGGGGGGGTTGAACCCAGGATCTAATCCAGATATACATGCTCGAGCTACGCAGACATATATAGATAAAGCTAAGAAAAGTGAGTATCATGCAACTGGGAAAGACCATGGCAATTATAAAGGAAAGTTTAAAGAAAAGCATTCGAATTATAAAGGACGTGGGACAAGTGCTACAGCCCGGGCCGTTCGTATCAATAACGTTGAATATGTATCATGCGCTGCTGCAGCACGTGCTTTAGACGTTTGTGCCGAAACTGTAAGTAATAGATGTCGTAAAGATAATTACGTCGGATGGGAATTTGTTTAATTAAAGAAAAGTTATTATATTAAAGCATGTTTGGAAATGAAAAGCACACCCTATGGACGGAACTCTTCCGTCCTGATACATTGGATGGATATGTCGGTAATGAGCATATTATCGAAAAGGTTAAGTTGTATATCGAGTCTGGTGACGTGCCGCATTTATTGTTCTATGGCCAAGCTGGTACTGGTAAGACTACATTAGCAAAGATTATTGCAAACAATGTAGATGCAGATGTTATGTACATTAATGCATCCGACGAAAACAATGTAGATACAGTACGTAGTAAGATTAAGAACTATGCTAGTACAGTAGGATTTAAGCGTTGGAAGATTGTAATTCTTGATGAGGCAGATTATATGACGCCTAATGGCCAAGCAGCGTTACGTAATCTAATGGAGACGTTTAGTAAGACAACTAGATTCATTCTTACATGTAACTACGTAGAGAAGATCATCGATCCTATTCAAAGCCGTTGCCAGACCTTTGGTATTACGCCTCCTAACAAGACGGAGGTAGCAAAGCGTATTGTTTCTATCCTCAAAGAGTTGAATGTTGAATTTGATAAAGAAGATCTTGTAGCTATCGTTAATGCCGGCTATCCGGATGTAAGACGTGTTCTAAACTCATGTCAGCGCCAGGTAGTAGATGGTAAGCTGCAAGTAGATGCAACGAGTATCATTCAAGCAAATTATATGACCAAGGTATTGGATATCCTTAGTAGTGACGTATCTAAGAAAGATGCATTCAAGTCTATTAGACAAACGATTGCAGATAGCAAGGTAAAGGATTTCACTGCATTGTACAAGTTTCTTTTCGATGAGATCGATAATTATGCTAAAGGGCATATTGCAAGTGTTATTCTAATTTTGGCAGAACAGCAGTATCAAGACGCATTTGCAGTTGATAAAGAGTTACATGTGATGGCTACTATGGTAAAAATTCTAAATGAGATCAAGTAATGAGTAAAGTATTAGGAATGGATGGGCAGCAGCCTCCACCGCAGGCGAATATTAATATTCGACCGGAGGATTTGAAGAATATTGTATGTGAGAATTGCGGAGGAAGATTCTTTAGAGAGGTGCAATCATTTAAACGCATTTCGGCATTGATTTCGCCTACCGGTAAAGAACAGATTATGCCAGTACCGACGTTCCGTTGTGACGATTGCGGTCATATTAACGAGGAGTTTATGCCTAAGTAATGAAAAAGGCTAAAACAATATTCGATCATATCGCTGGCATTACGTATAAGAAAGTAGATTGGGATGAGCTAACCGAGGCTGATCAAAAATCATTCTCACCATATCTAATTAATCGTTGGCTTTCAATGAACTATGAACTTATCGAGTATGTAGATATGTTCCAGCGTTATACAGTCGGTCCGTTGAGTACTAAGAACGTATATCAATTATATCACGGACTGTTACCAGAACGCAAGTTCTTTTCAAAATATATCAAAGGCAAGAAGGCTGATAAGTACAACAAGGATTTGATTGCTAAAGTAGCAGAACATTTTCAAGTATCTAAATCAGAGTCAGAGGAGTATGTTGCTATTCTTATTGATCAGCATGAAGATGAACTTCGTGATATGTTACGTAAGTACGGCAAGACAGATAAGGAGATCAATCAATGGCTAAAGTAATTCGCGAAGGCAAGACCAAAGTAGAATTCAAAGAACATGTGAATCATCCAGATCATTATGGCGGCGATCAAGTGTATGAAGCTATTAAAGTTATCGAAGCCTGGGAGTTAGATTTTTGTTTAGGCAATGTAGTTAAATACGTATCTAGGGCAGGCAAAAAGGATCCGACTAAAGAGCTAGAAGATCTGGAAAAGGCAAAGTGGTATCTCCAACGTCGTATAGATCAATTAAGTAGTAAAGACTAATATTTATAAAAAACATTAGGATCTACTATGGCAGAGAAGAAAGAGACAATTAATAAGCTCGGAAAAGACCTTGACAAGATAATCAAGGACATGAAAAAGGCTAGTGAGGATTATGCAAAGGCCGACGGAGAAAAGCGTCCGGAGTTATTAATTAAACTCAAAGATCTTACGCGTGAAAAGGCTGCCGCTAAAGACAAATTAGCACATGCAATTGCAGATGCTGAGAAAGATCCGATGTTGAATATCTCCGAAGGCATGCCTAAGTTGGCTAGTCTCATACCAATCATCGAATCTGCAGAGGACGCCGATGCGGATATTGAAAAGGCATTGAAGGCCGGCTTAAATGACTTCAAAGCAGCTTTTAATTCATTAGAGGATGAAGCTAAAGAAGATGTAGCTCAGGTCGATGAAAGTGTAATTGAAGAAAATTTGCGCGAAAAAAAAGGCGAGCTAAATGAAGCAGTTGGCCCGCTTTTTATTATTAGCATAATAGCCGCGGCGCCAAAGGCATTGGAAATTATTGCTAAAGCAATGGGTAAGCTCATCAAAGTATTCAAAACAAAAGTAAAAGGCCAAGAGGATGCCGACGATCCAGCATTTATTAAAGGCGTACTTGATTTTGCACATAAATGGCATAAAGGTTACGTAAAAATGATCAAATGGATGCTTTGGGCAACTGGAATACTTGCTAAGGCTAAACTAAAAAAAGATGATCCGGGAGCCCAAAAGGCTGCAGAAGTAATTTATTATGTAATCGTATTTGGACTAATGATGGCGTCCGGAGCCGCAGCAGTTGGAGCAGCTGCAAAAGGACATGCCTCCATGGCAGCCGGCGAAGGTGCATTAGCAGCAATTAAGTCAGCCGAAGTGATTGAATTTTTGGGAGCACTGGGCATTAGTGGCGTATCTAAAGGCTCTGTATAAAAGTACAACAAAGCTTTGTTTCTTTAAATGTATGTACATATATTTAGTATATGCATAATTTAATTAAGTTCAATCAGAGAGAACGTCTTCCTGGCGAACGTAAGATTTCATATTCACAGTTTTCAATGTATTCGAAATGTCCGAAGCAATGGGAATTGGCATATGTGAAAGGTTTACGTACTTTCAGTCAAAGTATTCATACATTGTTTGGTACTGCATTTCATGAAACATTGCAGACCTATCTCACCGTAATGTATGAAGAGTCTGCTAAGAAAGCAGATGAATTGGATTTGCCGAAGATGTTGAAAGATCATATGGCTCGTCTATATAAAGAAGCAGTTGAGGAGATGGGCGACCATTTCTCTAACAAATTTGAGTTGGGTGAGTTCTATGAGGACGGTCTTGCAATTCTAGATTACATCAAAAAGAATCGTGCCAAGTATTTCTCAGCGAGACATGAAGAGTTGGTAGGCATTGAGGTTCCTATCTATCATGAGGCTGACGATGATAACAAGAACGTTATGATGTTAGGCTTCCTTGATGTTGTTATTCGAGATAAGCGTACGGATAAGATCAAGATTATTGATATCAAGACTAGTACAATGGGATGGAATAAGTATCAGAAAGCTGATAAACTCAAAGCGTCCCAATTGGTTTTGTATAAGGAGTACTTTGCGCAACAGTATGGTTTTGATGTGGAGAAGATTGATATCCTGTACTTTATTGTTAAGCGTAAGTTGGTAGAAGGAGCAATGTTTCCTCAGAAGCGTATTCAAGAGTTTATTCCAGCCTCCGGCAAGCCTACCCGTAACAAACTTAAGCGTTCATTGAATGAATGGATTGCTACTAGTTTCGATAAGGACGGCAATTATAATACAGCAAGGCCGTATCTGGCGGTAGCAGGTAAGAACAAGAAGAACTGTAAGTACTGCGAATTTGCGGAAAACGATGAGTTGTGTCCATTTGCAAAGAGGATTAGAGAATGAAGGTGGCAATGATCGGTAGCCGTCGTTATGAAAACAAGCGTAAGATCAAAGAAACCTTAACTAATCTCAGACGACGGTTTGGTGACGAACTAATTATTATTTCGGGAGGAGCGCGCGATGGCGCTGATAAGTATGCACGTAAATATTCAATTGAGTTTGGAATTACATATAAAGAATTCAATCCAGCACATACACCTAAGAACTTGTATAGTGCAATGACTGAATCATACTATGGCAAACCTTATCATGCTTCTCAGTTCCATCATCGTAATTATCTTATTGCACAAGACTGCGATGTTATGATGGCATTCATACCATATGAAGATAGATCTCCCGGATCGGAAAGTGCAATAAAAGCAGCAAAAAGATTGGGTAAAAAGGTTATCATAATTACCTAAAGCATATTTATAATAAATTAAAAGAACGGTTACAAGGAGCATTTAATGCAAGAAATAAAGTTACCTAAGCTTAGGAAAGTAGATCCTAACAAGCCAAAAAAGAAGAAGATCTTATTATTATCAGATGACCTGCGTATGCATTCTGGCATTGCAACTATGTCGCGCGAGTTTGTAATGGGTACTTGTGCACATTATGACTGGGTTCAAGTTGGAGCAGCAGTAAAACACCCCGAAGAAGGTAAGGTATTTGATATTTCTGAGGCAGTATCAAAAGAAACGGGCGTATCAGATGCCAACGTAAAGATTTATGCTACATCTGGGTATGGCAATCAACGTGTACTTAAGGAAGTATTGGCAATAGAAAAGCCTGATGCAATTCTACATTTTACTGACCCTAGATTTTGGGGATGGTTATATCAGATGGAACACGAACTCCGTCAAACATATCCATTGATGTACTATAACATTTGGGATGACTTGCCATATCCGCATTGGAATGAGCCATTTTATGAATCATGTGATTTGATCATGAATATTTCACGTCAGACACAGAATATCGTAAAGAATGTACTTCAGAAGTTTCCAAAGCCAGATTGGGCAGTTCAATGGGTTCCTCATGGTATAAACGAAAACAAATTTTTTCCAATTGAAGAGGGACATGAGCAATATGATGAGTTCATAAAGTTTCGTGATGATTTCAAAAAAGAACATAATGCAGAGTTTATCGTATTCTGGAACAATAGGAATATAAGACGTAAGCAGCCTGGAGATTTGATTCTCGCATTTAGCGAATTTTGTAAACGACTCTCTCCAGAACAAGCTAAAAAATGTGCGTTGTTTATGCATACGCAAGTTGTAGATTCTAACGGCACTGATTTATTAGCTGTTAAGAGAGCAGTTGCACCAGATTGTAATATTATCTTTAGTACAAATGCAATTGATCCGAAGATTATGAATTTCTATTATAATATGTCAGATGTCACTGCTAATATTGCATCTAATGAAGGATTTGGGTTGTCTCATGCCGAGTCATTGATGTCAGGCACACCGATCATTAATAATGTTACTGGTGGATTGCAAGATGGCTGTAGATTTGAAGATGAAGATGGTGTTTGGATAGAGTTTACGACAGAATTTCCTTCTAATCATAATGCTGATTATAAAAAGCATGCGGAATGGGCTAAACCTGTGTTTCCGAGTAATAGATCATTACAAGGATCGCCCCAAACGCCGTACATCTTTGATGACCGAGTCGATTATAAAGATGTTGCAGATGCAATTGAATATTGGTATGAACTTACGCCGAAGGAACGTAAGGAAATGGGCGAGGCGGGTAGAAATTGGGTTACGGGTAATGAATCTAATTTTTCATCGCGGCGTATGTCTGAAAGATTTATCGAATGTATCGATACGTGTTTCGAAAAATGGGAACCACGTAAAAAGTTCTCATTATTTACAGTCGAACAACCTAAGAAGTTAGAAAAGGTCGGAGTATTATGAAGCCATTTATAGTATTACAAGGTCCGGTAGCCACTAGATCTGGTTACGGTAATCATACAAGAGATTTAGCACTTAGCTTAATTAAATCGAACAAGTATGATCTTAAGATAATTTCATTGCCATGGGGCAATACCCCGATGAATGCATTAGAACATGATAATGAAGATCACCAATTAATTGATAAACATATTGCTCGAGCCAATATTACCACAAAACCAGATGTGTTCATTCAAGTATCAGTTGCAAATGAGTTTCAGCCATTAGGTAAATATAATATTGGAATCACCGCCGGCGTAGAAACCGATACCGTCCCTTACGAGTTCTTGCAGGGCGCTAATAGAATGGATTTATTGTTGGTTACATCTGAATTTACCAAAGAAGGATTTGTTAAATCCGTATATGATCAGATCGATGATAAGACTAAGCAGAAGACGGGCGAGCTTAAATTAGAAAAGCCGGTTGAAGTATTATTTGAAGGTGCTGATCTAGATATATACAAAAAAATTAAATCAACCGAGCTCGATACAGATCTAGTAGACGAATTGTCTAGCATTGATACCGAATTTAATTTCTTATTTGTAGGACATTGGCTCAAAGGCGATTTTGGACAAGATCGTAAGGATGTAGGTATGATGATTAAAACGTTCTGTGAAGCGTTTAAGAACAAGAGTTCGAAAAATAAACCTGGATTGATTCTTAAGACGAGCCATGCGACATTTAGTATCATGGATAGAGAAGAGACGATGAATAAAATTCAGCAGATTACATCCGTGTATGGCTCCAAAGCTCCTAAAATTTATTTACTGCACGGAGATTTATCTGATGAACAAATGAATTCATTGTATAATCATCCTAAGGTAAAGGCAATGATATCATTTACTAAAGGCGAAGGATTCGGACGTCCATTGTTAGAATTTACATTGTCCGAGAAACCAGTAATAGCTAGTCAATGCTCTGGTCAGCAAGATTTTCTAAAGCATGCACATCCGTTAGTCGGCGATCAGACCGAGATTCATAAAAGTGCTACCGATAAGTTTTTAGTGCAAGGATCTAAGTGGTTTACTGTCAACTACGGATATGCCGCTGGCGTCCTACGAGATTGCGTGGATAACTATAAGAACTATCTCAAAGCAGCTAAGCGTCAAGCATATCATAGCAAGGCGAATTTCAGTTTCGAAGCAATGTCTGACAAATTTATAACTTATATTGATAGTGCACTCGAATCAGTGCCTAAGCAAGTAAAACTCAATCTGCCGAAACTTAATAAAGTATCGGATACACCTTCGAAGATTAAATTACCAAAAATTGAAAAGGTAGATGCATGATTGCAAAGTCTAGTTACTATAAAAATATCTGAGAAATGAATAATATAACTGAACAAGAAGAACTCAAGGCTGACTACGATGCTTATTCGCCGGTTACTAATAACTTCTGTGTGTTAGCAGAGGCAGATGAAACAACTGGTATTACGTCTTACATGTGTATGGAGTCGGGATATAGTACTACGGATAAATTAAAGATTGGATCGCTAGAAGTCGAGAGATATGAGGAAACGATGACAGAATTAATGAGAGATGCTCGTATTGAAGATGAAGAATCTGGATTAGTATGGCATCCATCATTTTTACAGTTTCCGTTTGGCATTTTATATATATCCGGTACGGGCGCACATGATATGCATTGGGAAGTCGCTGAAGTGGTTGATGTTGAAGAACATGAAAAGACTAGCTATCCTATACCTGGACAAGAGGGCCAATACTTTACGTCTAAACTAGATGTAGACAATGCTAAGGTATTTGATAAGTTGGACTTTGAAAATGCATTAGATGCATTATATTCAATAGTACAAGGTGTTATGTCATGAAGATAAGTTATGCTATACCAGTATGTAACGAATGGATGCAACTTGAATATCTTTTAACTTATCTGTCCAAGCATAAACGTGAACAAGATGAGATTATAGTCCAATGTGATAAAGGAAACACTACACCTAGTGTATATCAAGTGTTGGAAGAACATAAGGATAAAATTCAAGTAATTGAATTTCCTTTAAACAAAGACTTTGCATCGTTCAAGAATAATTTAAAAGACCATTGTTCCGGAGATTATATCTTTCAAATCGATGCCGACGAATATCCAGATGAGTATCTTATGGATACGATTGAATGGTTGATTACAAATAATCCCGGTGTTGATATTTTCTGGGTACCGCGTATCAATACTGTACAAGGATTGACACAAGAGCATATTGATAAATGGAAATGGCGAGTCGATCCTGACGGGAAAATTAACTTTCCAGACTATCAATGTCGTATTTTAAAGAATGTCAAACGCATAAAATGGAAAAACAAAGTACATGAGGTATTAACCGGATATAAGACAGAATCACAGATACCGGCTAATAAAGAATTTTGTATACATCATCCTAAGACAATTAAGCGTCAGGAAGAACAAAATGCATTTTATGATACGATATGATTAAGATCAAATTAACAAATTGGAACAAGGGTCGTAATAATCATACATTTAGACCATTTCTAATGTATGCGGAGCATTTTCAGCAAATCGGTGTTCAGTTCGTAGAAGATGGTAGTTATGATTATGAATTTATTGGCATGTCCGATTTTCTAGATAAATCCATTCCATTGCAAGATAGTATTAACATGGGCATCGATGCCTTATCAAAAAAGACGGGCGATTATTTTTTATTCGACGGATCCGATTCGACGTCGCTTATGGCAGCATATGAAGTGTTCAAAGAATCTAATGCACAGTACTTGTTTAAGACTGCAAAAACGACTCGTGAACAATATAATAAGTCATCTGCCTTTAATAAATGGTTCTTCGGATCAGGTAGTGATTTAGATTTAGCATATGACATACCACAAGATGTATACGATCGTATTAAGCTAACAGGGTGGAACTTTGGTTATTATAATCCAGACTATACAAAGTTTGACGTCGCATTTAACGATCGTACGATAGACGTATGTGCTATATATCAAGGATTTCACAAAGAAAATAGCGATCATGGTGTACGTAATGATTTAATGTATACAAAACATCGTACCGGCGCATGGAATGTTTTAGAATCGTCGACAGGCATTTCATATGAAAAGGACCGTCGCCCCTTCCCGGAATTTGCAGATATACTGCGTCGTAGTAAATGTACATTGTCCCCGTTCGGAATGGGCGAGCCGTGCTTTAGAGATTTTGAGATTATTCAATTTGGCAGTGTTATGATAAAGCCTGATATGAGTAACGTCATTACACATCCAAATATATACAAGCCGTATGAGACATACATTCCATGTGAATTAGATTGGTCAGACTTAATCGAAAAAATTGAATGGGTTAAAGATAATCCAGCTAAGTGTGCTGAAATAGTAGAAAATGCTAGACAAACAGTACAAAAAGCATATAGTATTGAAAATTTGTTATTATATTGGTATGAAATGATACAGACATTCAAGGGAGCAACTGTTGAGTAAATATTTGATATATACATTAGCTGTTAATTCGGAAAATCGAAATGTCGATGATAACGGCATATTTAACATTACTAAACAAAGTTGGCAACATTATTGTGACCGCCATGACATAGATTTTCATGTTATTGATACGCCGCCATTGAATGTAGGTACGCCGCATTGGTTTAGATATTTCATTTTTGATGAGAAGCCTGGATATGACAAGTATCTGTATATCGACTCAGATGTAATGGTACATTGGGATGCTCCGAACATATTTGAAATATATCCTGACGATAAATTACATGTAGTGCGAGATAATTCTGGCTTAGGATGGATTTGGGAAGGCATACATCTTTATCAGCAACTGTTCGAAGGCGTTTCATTAGACTGGGAGCGTTATTTCAATTCAGGTGTTATGATGTTTTCGCAGAAGCAACGATCGTTAATCGACGGCTTCAAAGAGTTCTACAAAGAAAATGCCGAGACAATAACAGACTTTCAAAAGCAAGTACGTAAAGGCTTTGATCAGACGCCATTCAATTATTTTAATGCGTATAATGAGACTGATATCGTATTTATGTCAGAAAAATTCAATTTAACGCATTTAATGCGTAAAGAGATATTACATGCCGACTATTTTGTAAATATGGCATGGTTTTGGCATTTCAACGGATTGCCGCGCGAACATCAGCAACAATTTATACAGCAGTTATGGACTAAGATAAAAACTAATTATAGTATACAGGGAGCTAAATGAAAATATTATTCGTGATACCTACGCTATTTAATGATCCGAATATAGTAAAAGAATGTGTTGATAGTATTAACAGTTCATTGCCAGATTCGAATGATCATACAATAACAGTTGTATGTAATACTGCAAATGATGAATTCGAAAAATGGACGCCGCCAGCGAATGTGATTAAAGAATGTAGTAATGTGAAATATAACATTTCGCGCGCGATCAATGTCGGCATCTCAAAGCGTACTACAGAAGAATACATTTGTTATGTCGACCATGGTACTAGATTCCAAGAAGGATGGTTAGCCCCGATTCTAAAATTATATCAACAGCATGACAATATAGGCGTCATTGGCAATCGGAAACATAGTACATTTCGATACTATCACAATCGATTATCTGAGAATGCCTGGGATGTTTTATGGACTGATGGCATCATGTTTATGACATATGATACATTTAAGTTGGTCGGAGAATTTGATGAATCATACTTTGCCGATTGTGAGACTCAAGATTTTTGCTATAAATTAATTGAACATCATAATCGTATGAATATTGCAATTGATAGTGAGTATTTGTCACATGCATATAGTCCCAATTCAAATACCGATCGTAGGGAATTATTTAACGTACAAGAGTCGTCGAGAAAATTGTTCATGTCACGTTGGGACGAATGGAGAAGAAATAGGTATAACCAATGAGTAAGACAGTATTAATTACAGGCGTTGCTGGCTTACTTGGATCTAGACTAGCAGATTGGATAATCGAAAATCACCCCGATGTTAAAGTAGTAGGCATCGATGATTTAAGTGGTGGTTATAGAGAAAACATTAACCCTAAGGTTGAATTTTGGAAATGGAACTTAGTCGACCACCATCTTAATAGTCTTTTTGAAACACATAAATTTGATTATGTATTTCATTTTGCTGCTTATGCTGCCGAAGGGCTATCTCCGTTTATAAGGGCATATAACTATGATAATAATCTAAAATCGACGGCTCGTATAGTAAATGAGTGTATTAAACATGATGTTAAAAGACTAGTATTTACTTCTACATTAGCAGTTTATGGCCATGGTGATGGAGGAGTATTTGATGAATCACAAACACCTAAACCTATAGATCCGTATGGCGTTGCTAAATATGCATGTGAAATGGATATTCAAATTGCGGGTGAGCAGCATGGACTAGATTGGTGCATTATTAGACCACATAACGTATATGGAATTAAGCAAAATATATGGGACAAGTATAGAAACGTATTAGGCATATGGATGTATCAACATTTAAATGGTCAGCCCATGACCATCTTCGGAGATGGGGAGCAGACTCGAGCATTTAGTTTTATTGATGATAGTCTAGAACCATTATGGAATGCCGCTATCCGTCCGGAGGCTAGTAAAGAGATTATTAACTTAGGTGGTATTGAAGAGATATCAATTAAGGATGCGGCTAATGTAGTACGTGAAGTAATAGGCGCCGGCGAAATAGTATACTTAGAACCTAGACATGAGGTAAAGCATTCGATTCCTACTTATCAAAAGTCAATTGATATTTTAGGATTTGAATATAAGACTAAGATGAAAGAAGGCTTAGAACAGATGTGGAACTGGGCAAAAGAACAGCCCATGAAAGAACGATTTGTATGGCCTAAATATGAATTAGATAAAGGTATCTATAATTTCTGGAAGAATAAGTCATGAAACCTGCATTTGTAGTAACTGTACATCAGAGTGAACAGTATAGGCCGGATGGTCATAATTATTTAGATCGTTATCTTAAGACATTAGATGAGATGATGGTAATCGACTATGATGTTTTCATTATGGAAAATGCATCAGAACGAAAGTATAATGCGCCATCTAAATATCATTATCACTATTTTCCTGATCAATTAGGCGGTATGACCCGTGCATGGAATATGGGCGTCAAGTTAGCTATTGAGAATGGTAATGATTTCATATGTGTGACTAATGAAGATATCTTCTTCAATTCTACCATCAATAAAATGTTCGAGACAGCGATATCAATTGATGATAGAGATAATATTATATATGGTCCGGTATGTGATAACCCAACGACATTTCCGCATCAAATATCATCAAAGCCGACCGATCAGATAAAGGATATAACTGGCACTGCACATGGCATCCATGGATGGTTTACGGGATTTACGGACAAATATTATCACAAGTATAATGTAGATGGAAATATATTTGAGCCCGAAAAGTTATGGCGCGGACAAGAAAAATTTCAATATCGTGATTGGAAACGTGGCGCTCGTAGTTATGTCATCGGTGCATGTTTAGTTCATCATGACCATACCGGAAGTTGGAAAAAGACTAGTCAGGATATACCGCAATGATTAAAATTTTAGCAATTACTCCCGACGGAAAGACGGATGCATTAGCAACGGGCATCATCGAAGGGTTAGTTCAATGCAATGATGTTGAATTGTTTTGTACAAATAAAGGCAATTCAGCAGTGAACATAGTATCAGCAGAACGGGCGCGCGAATTATCGACAATTGTAGATTACGTGTTTGTTATACATGGTAAACGTCCGGGCGATTACTCATTATTAAATGACATAGATTGGGAGAAGGTCGTAGTAATAGATGGATCAGAATGGTCTTTCAATTACTTGCCTATAAACAACTTAGGCTCAATTGAAAAGTTAGTCAATGAGGAGTGGGCTAAGAAAGCTAAATACTATTTCAAACGAGAGTGCTATCCGCAACATTGTGCAATGGGTATACGACCATTACAGTTTACAGCATTAGATTCAGATTTCGGCGGTCATGATGAAGAAAAAACTATCGATGTATTATGTGCTTTCCCGCGCGCCGATCATCATTGGCCTGATCATAATGCAATGAGCTATAGACGAATGGCTATTAATGCATGTAAAGAATTGCAAGATGAAGGTTATAAGATTGTTGTAGGAACTGTGACGGATTATCTACGAAATGTTAATCGGTCATGGATAACTATCGATGCTTACGGCGGAGGCGAATTCAATCGACGTACTAAACAAATTATAGCAAATAAATCTGCATTGTTAGCAAAAAAATATCAAATTCAGTTACATGATTTGATTGAAGATGAACATTATTATGCGTGGGATTCTACTGACGAACTTAAGAACAAAATAAGACAGTTGTTAGCTAATAAATCGCAGTTGCAAGATTTGATCGATCATTCGTATGATCATATATGCAACAAACATACTAGTGTAGCAACTGCTCAATATATACTTAATGAGATACAACAATGAATTCATTATTAGATCATCCTAGAATTAATGACTTGTCATTTACGGACAAAAAATTATGGCATAGTTACTTGCCAGTATATGATAAATATTTAACGCCACATCGTAACGAGACTTTTAATATTCTGGAGATCGGCGTCAGCTGTGGAGGGTCATCGACTCTCTGGCACGATTTTTGCGAAAATATACACATACATGCAATCGATGTATTGCCAGAACCCATACTAGTACGAGATAAAGAACGTATAACATATTATCAGCGAGAAGGCACTACTACCTCCGGAGGCGGATATGATTTAGATGTCATCGACGATTTTATTGATCGCGGCATAAAGTTTAAATTCCTTTTCGAGGATGGACCGCATAGTTTAGAGACTATGATATTTGTAGCTCAACATTATCACAGAGTATTAGAAGAAGATGGGACTATCTTTATCGAGGATATCAAAAATCTTGACTGGGTGAAAGAAATACAAAATGCATTGCCTGAGAATATGATATCGAAAGTTTACGACTTACGTGAAGAAAAGGGACGATTTGATGACATTGTCATGGCAATTAAGTTTAAAGGACAATCATTTATAGAGGACGGAGATGCCTAATTTTTTTAAGATGCGTGATAAGAAGCATGCATGTGACGGCTTAAAAGATATGATTAATCATACTAATTTAGCGAATGCGAGTATGATTGAAATAGGATGTTATATGGGCGATAGTACTAAAATATTCGCCGATTCGGGTAGATTTACGAAAATTTATGCAGTAGATCCATGGGTAGCTGGATATGATGACCGAGACGCAGCATCTAGATCTGATTTCAAATATGTAGAAACTGCATTTGATCAATTCGCTGATGAATATGATATAGTAGAAAAAATAAAAATGACATCGAATGATGCTTTGAGTAAATTTGATAATCATTCTGTGGACTTAGTTTACATCGATGGCGACCATCGCGCGGAAGCAGTTAAGAATGATATTAGAAACTATCGCGATATTATACGCCCGGGCGGATATCTTGCTGGTCATGATTGGACAAATGCTAAAGTCGGTCCCGCAAAGGAGATCCGTGAAGCCATTTTAGAAATAATGGAACGTCATCCTGATCAGACATTTTCAGATTGTAGTTGGATTTATAAATTATGAAACATACTAAATTTGCTATAGGATGTTTAGTTCAGTGGTACGAATGTGATATCATCGAACGATACGTCGATTCATTGACAGATGCTATAGATCAATATCAGGGTGAGGTCACAGTTGATTTTTTAGTATGTGCTAATCAAGATCTAGAGAAATGTATCGATCATAGACAATTTGCTAAATGTCAGATAAAAATCAAAAGCATTTTATCCGATAATCGATTTACAGTTACATTTACGGATCAATTAATTACAATTGCAGATTATCGTCGTACATTTAACGAAAAATATTGTGATAGTGCAGATGTCCTAGTATGGGGTGAGAGCGATGCTATCTTGCCCAAACAAATGTTTACTATATTAAACAACTTACACCATGTATCGGTACAGAATAACAATATGAAGTATTTAGCTACGTTCGGTACATGTAAGATGTGGGATGATACTTGGAAGTCATTAGAACATCCTAAGTTTACAGACAAAAAACATTCTGATAATAGAGAAGATTGGTGGTCTGTTAATTATACAATGACGAAGGATGAGATGAATGATATTAACGACGAGACAACGGAACTAGATGTAAATGTTTTGCCTAATCATAAATTTAACGGATGTGGATTGGTAATTGCATCGGAAGTTATACGTTCTGGAGTTAATATACCTAAATCCATTTTCTTTGTTCATGAGGATACTGCATTTATGCATATGACAAATAAAGTATTAGGCAATATACCCCAGTATGTTATTAGAAATATATTGTTAGTACATAACAGAAAATGTATGCAAAAACGAAAGTACATTAAAGATGAATCGGGTGATAGCATCGGACAGTTACGTAGTTCAAATGATTGGTATAAAGTAGCAAATCAAATGTGTCAACAGAATTATCTTAACCTATTCAATCCTTCGTATAAATCAAAATCATGGAAAGACGTATGGCAACACCTCGCATAACAACTTGTATCTCTTCGAATAACAATTTAGAATATCTCAAGTTAGCAGTACGATCTGTACGAGAAAATGCATTTTACAAAGACATGCCTATTATTGTCTATGCAGAAAATTGTACAGATGGCACTAATGAATGGCTAGCTAACAATGATTATGATATTGAATATTATATCGAATCTAATGATGAAGAGAAAGGAATTGGCGGCGGAATGGATTTCTGCGTAAATAAAGCTAAGACAGAATTTGTTAACATCATCCATTCAGATATGTGTATCGCGCCAAATCAAGACTTAGAACTACTTAAGTTATATGATGACCTAGATCCTAATGAAAAACTTATTGCATCATCATTTCGAATTCAACCAAAGATATTTCCTAACGACCCCGAATATCGACCCGGCACGGTATTTGTACCCATAACAGAGTTTGGAGCATATCATCATGATTTCGACTCGGAATATTTCAATAAATGGTCTTTGGAATTTTGTAAAGAAAATGATATATTAGTTAGGAAAGCCGGCGGTGCAGGATTCTTCTGTAGAAAAGCAGATTATGAATGGATTGGCGGTAATGATCCTAGATTTGCCCCAGCCTCATGGGAAGATATGGATTTATTTATACGGATGCAATTAGAAGGATATACATTTAAGATGACTAGTAAATCAGTAGTATGGCATTTCTCTGCGCGAGGTAGTCATTTTAGGGATGAAGCTAAAGATAATTTTAAAAGCAAGTCCCAGCGACAACAAACAGCTGAACAAGTAAATGCTCAGAAGTTTTATGATAAATGGGGAACATTACCGCAACATGATTCGGAAACATTTGTAATGCCAATCCATGGAACAAACGTACAAACAAGATTAGGAAGTTATGAAGATAAGTTTAATACAGCCCTCTCGTAATAATTTAAAATATCTCAAATGGTCATATGATTCAATACGTAAGAATCAAGGCAATCATGTAGTAGAGATTTGTGTAGCAGATGATGATAGTAGTGACGGTACATGGGATTGGTGCCAAGAGCGAATGTCCGAAGATGAACATTTTAAAGCCATTCGTAATGAAACGGGAAAAAGATTAGGACACACGATATTATATGATCGATTGGTTAATGAGGTTGCTACTCATGAGATTTGTATGATATATCATGCAGATATGTATCTATGTCCCGGGGCATTAGATTCAATTGAAGAGCATTTAGATGATAAAACTATCATATCATTAACTAGAATCGAACCTCCATTGCACCCAGATGGCCCAGAAAAAGTGCTGAAGGATTTTGGAGTCGAGCCGGAAGAATTTAATGAAGAAGAACTTTTAAAGTTTATAATGGAACCTAAATGGTCATGTGGTCAAACTACAGAAGGCATTTTTGCCCCATGGGCATTTTGGAAAAAAGACTTTCAGGAGATAGGGGGCCATGATCCATTATATGCTCCGCAATCAAAAGAAGATAGCGATATCTTTAACAGATTTCAACTTAATGATATTGTATTTAAGCAGACATGGGATGGGTATGTGTATCATATGACATGTAGAGGTAGTAGACGTAATACTGTTGATAAGGCGAAGAATATATACGAAGATAGTCCAGAGTGGTTAGCTCAGAACATGAGATCGACTAGGAACTTTATACGTAAGTGGGGTCATTTCGTTAAACATGATAAGTACATGAAGCCTATCATTCCGCATAAGTATCGTACATTATTTAGAGTAGATAACTGTACTAATGAATTATTACATGCATTAGAACCGTGGTGTGATATGATTGCAGTGGATATGAACTTCTCTGAATACATTAATGCGGAACAGATCAATACAGTCTATGACCTGTCAAAACGAGTTACGGTACATAATTTTCCAAATACTAAGGGCGGCGTCGAAGTATTGATTAATGGGCGTAAATTTGATCAACAAGATTTTCAAATAATACAACAGTTATCTGAAATATTAGCTGATAGCGGAGAAATAGGTCAATTCGCTATTGGTAATTTATCTATAATCGTGCATGATTTGCACACATATGAAAAGGAATTGATCCATGTATAAAATTGGAATCATAGGACAAGGCTTCGTTGGCAACGCAGTATATCAAAAGTTCAAGCAATACTACGATATAAAGACATATGATTTAGATTCATCTAAATGTAATGCATCTGAAGAAGAAGTGTTGTCGCAACAAATTGTTTTTGTCTGCCTTCCGACGCCGATGAATATGTCCGACGGTAGTTGCAATACAGAACTAGTAGAATCTGTAATCGAAAAATGTGCATCTTCAGGCCATGTGCAAATTGCAGTAATCAAATCTACAATTCCGCCTGGCACGACTGAACGTATTAATGCCAAGTATAAAGATATGACAATTGTATTCAATCCTGAGTTTTTAACTGAGGCAAATGCTGTCAATGACTATGAAAATCAGACTAGAATAATTTTAGGCGGCGATCGTAAAGGTACGACACCTCTTAAGCCTATTTTTGCAAAAGTCTTTCCAAAGGCTAAGATTATTAAAACTCATTCTACATACGCCGAAATGGTTAAGTATGTAACTAATAGTTTTTTAGCTGCAAAGGTATCATTTGCAAATGAAATGTATACTATATGCAAAGCTATTGGCGCCGATTATGATAAGGTTATTGAATATGCTACGTTAGATGATAGATTAGGATATTCTCATTGGGCAGTACCGGGTCCCGACGGCGATTTTGGGTATGGCGGTCATTGCTTTCCTAAAGATGTAAAAGCGCTAATATCAGTAGCGACGGATAACGAAGTAGATACTACGATATTATCAGCGACAGATTCTAAAAACAATCTAGTACGTAAAAATCGTGATTGGGAATCTATGGAAGGACGTGCAGTAGTCTAATATTTATACAAAATGCGTTACTATATAATGTATCCGGAATCATCGCAGGATGATCTGATAAGAGAAGATCATCAGTTAGGTGAAGATAATGGTTTTGGAGTCTTTTGGGCATCGAAAGGGTTTAGTATACTCGAGAAGGCCGTTAACGAAGGACATGATATCTTAAATCATATTTCTATATACAATGATCAGGGAAAGTCTATAACAGTCGAATCATTCCTTGATAACATAGCCAAATTAAAAGTTAGGATCAATAATGGGTAAGTACTCAAACTTTGATGAATTCGATCGCGCCGGTAAACAGAAGTTCAAAAAACGCCGGCGGATGGAAGAGGATGATGAATTTAGTCCTAAGAAGCGTAAGCCAAAGTTCAACAGAACCAAGCGTCATTAATTAGATATTTATTTTAAACGGAGAATGTCATGCCTAAAGTATGTCCGACCAGAGAACAAGTAGAAGCTACCATCAAAGCCAAAGGTTATAAATGGTTTGAAAATGGCGACTATAATCTCAATATTGTAGGTGTTCGTAATAGTGATACACTTAATGAAGTAACTAACAAGTTCGATGATTGTATGACACTATCATACAAAGTAGATGGCGAATGGCAATACCATTGCTTCGATTGCACAACTGATCCAGGTAAACATTGGGTTGAAAATATTTTGAAAGAATCCGGTGTTGCTATCTTAAAGCCTAATCAGTATAGAGGATCACATAAGATCGGATTGCATCAAGGTAAGTATGAGGCACTTCGTCAACAAAAGCCAGTACAAGTATATAGAGATAATAACTTGGATAACTGTTATGATCTGATTGAAGAGAATATTGAACAAGGTATTTTCGGAATCAATATTCATAGGGCGACTAAGTATGAAGGACGTAAATCTACTCAGATAGATAAGTGGTCAGCCGGCTGCCAGGTTATTGCCGCAAATGATGATTTCAAATTGTTTATGGAAATTTGTAACAAGGCAAAGGATCATTGGGGCAATTCATTTACTTATACGCTAATCGAATCAGACGACATAGTATAAAAAAAGCTCCATGATCATTTGTTTTATTGAATGATTATTCTTATCTTTACTATGTAATGATTGAGTTCCGTTCAAATAACCTAGAAGACCTGGAGATGGAATGTCTCCAGAACGCTCATAAGATTGCAAAATATCTTGTTGAGACTGTATGCGATGCATTAGATAACAACGTTGACCGAGTACCCTTTGGTACATTTGCAACCAGCGATGGCGACGACGTTGTTCTAAATATCGAAGAGTCGACCTTCCTGCGTACGTTGGAAGCTAATATCGAACGTGTAGAAGAGGCAGAGGAGTATGAGTTATGTGCTCGTGCTGCCCAATGGATTGAAACTTTAAAAACCAATCAATAATGCGTATTTTGTTTTTGCATGGCCTGGAGAGTAAGGTAGGCTGTGAAAAGGTACAATGGCTGCAAGACCAAGGCCATGTTGTATTGAACCCTGCAATGAAGTATCACGATGATGATTGTTTTGAAATGACACTTCGTCTAGCAGAAATGTTTAAGCCTGAAGTTATTGTAGGATCTAGTATGGGCGGATATTTTGCTTGGCAGATGGGTAAGTTGATGTCCGTTCCCGTTTGTTTGTTGAACCCGGCATTGTTTCAAAAGTCAATGTATCCTAATATTCCTTATGAGTACGCTGAAAAGATTACGGATATTGCGAATAAGGTCGGAGGCAGTAAGGTGTTTATGATGTTAGGATATAATGATGATGTCTGTGATGCACATGAGACGTTTCAGAAGATGTTTCAAGTTGATCCATACGATTACAATCCTAATAATGTTTATTGGCACGGCCGCGGCCACCGTACTCCAGTAGATGTTTTTGCCCGATGGTTCGGCCGGATTGAAGAAGGCGTGATTGCTAATCAAAAATTGGAGATGGCATGAGAGATTTGATTTACGGTATGTTGCTATTTTTAGCAGGACAGACGTTGATATGGTTTCAGACTAATCTTCAATTTATTAATACATGGGCAAAGGAAAATACATTAGCGATGGCTAGTATTTTTAGTATTCCTATTTCATATATGTTTATCAGAGCAACTGCATTTGTAGTAGAGCATTTTGACGGACTACTCTGGCCCGGACGATTGATTGGCTTCTCAATGGGAATGGTTAGTTTTGCCCTTTTATCCTACGTCTTTATGGGCGAAGGCATTACCGCAAAGACAGGTGTTAGTCTAGTACTAGCCTTAACACTTGTATGTGTTCAAGTCTTTTGGAAGTAATCCGTTTGTATATTTATAAGAAATGAAAATGGAGATGTTGCAATGTTAAAAATGCGACCATTACTTAATGAGGATGCAGAAGCTGATAAGTTAGATCCAGCTCGGTTTCCTAAAAAATTATCACAAGTAGATCTGAAACAAGCTAAGAAGTTTATCGGCGGAGGAGATAAAGACGGCGAAGTACCTGATGACCAAATTAAAGTAAAAGCCGTCACATATCCAGCAGTTAAGCTTAAGCCTTCTCAGTCTAGCATGAACATTGAAAAGGCACTAGCCTTTGCGATACACATGATGTCTAAAACACCCCCATTCACAGATGGGCCAGGAGGCGATTTGGAAGCGTTTATTTCTAATGATTTGCATATCATGGATGGCCACCATCGATGGGTCGCATCGGCAATGGTCGATCCTAAATCTAAGATTGGCGGATTTGCAGTTAACTTCCCTGGATCGGAATTGATTGCTGTACTAAATGCATTGACTGCAGGACAGTTTGGCATAACAACGGGCAAGCCAGCGTCGGGTGGATTTGATCAATTTAAAGAGGGGCCAATTCGTGCTCAATTAGACAAATTTTTAGCATCAGGAGTATGGGATCTGAAGCCAGAACAAGTTCAATCAGCGATAGAAGGATTTACTGGGCTTACTGGTGATGCGGCAAAGGAGGCAGCAATTAAGAAATTTGTCAAAAATCTAAGCGTTCTTAGTTTTGAACTTCCGCCAGAAGCTCCGGCTCGTCCGGACATGCCTGTTATTGACAAAAAGAATGTAACAAAAGCAGTCAATGCACTGACGAAAGGTAAGATTGATGTTAATCCTCCATATGCAAATGAATCGCTCAAAGAACATTTCCAAAAAATAGCACGGATTAAATAATGGCAGACAAAGTAGAATATTTTGATAATGTTACAATCGGTCAGTTTGTATTAACCGGCGTTCCTACCAAAGTGTATGTAGGAGGTAGATTTTTAACAATTACCGATCCAGATGATATCGAAGATACTAGATTCGGATATGGCATGGACGAGAACGGCGAGATGCATACGTTTGATTATAGACTTGTGCAGCAATTATTGGTCGGTGGCGAGACTGTAACATTGGATACATTTAATACAGCATCGAAAGAGGAAGAAGGTGAGGGGTCTGAGAAAGATAAAAAAGAAGATGACGAGGAAGCCGGCGATGATAAGGAAGGAGGAGATGATAAGAAAGAGGATGAAGAAGGCAGCGGTAATCCATTTGAATCGATTCAATTAACTAAGTTAGCTTCTTTCATTGTCGAGGCCACGAAGGATGAGGTAGATGCTGAGATCGAAGGCGCTGAAGCATCTATAGATGCAGCAAAAGCAAAGACAAAAGCAGCACAGGCTGCAGAGAAAGAGACTATCAAAAAGGCAAAAGAAAAGATAAAGGCGGCAAAGGCTCAACCTATTGATGAAGACCACGGCGGATATACATATGGGTTAGGAGATGTCGTACGTAATAAAAACAAGAACTGCCGCCATTATGGATCTGTAGGTATTATAGTAGGTATATCAGACTTAATAGATGACTTAGGTCAAGTAGCTACATATAAAGTAATGAACAACGGTCCTACTTATAAGCAAGGCGATGTCCTTTCAAAGACATTAGATCAATTGGAACAATACAATGGCTGAGTTTAACATACATGATTGGCAAGGCAAGATGCGCCGTCAAATGAATGAAGTATCATACAAAGACCATAGAGGTGATACATTTTCTATCAAGGCAATTAGCTTTACATACATAGAGCAAGGCGGACTTTTCTATGGAGCATATCTGTATGATGTACCTAAGACGGCAAATGTAGGACATAGAGCTAAGTTAGGATATAAAAGCGCAGCTGCATTATTAAAGAGAATGGGTATCCAAGGCAAGTTGCCTGGCTTCTATGAGCAGTGGGCAGAGGATGGTAGGTATGATCGGTCCGGAGCAGCAAAAGCGGGTTTTGTCGCCCCGGGCATTATACAACAATTGGAAGATAAAGGTATCGTCGTTGATGTTAACGACTTGATGGACGTTTCATAATGAAGTTGACTCAAATCTTAAATGAGATAGGTGAGGCTAGTTCTAAGCCATTTAAATGGAGGAGAGGATCTAGTTTATCTCCAAAGGATATGGTTGAGTTACCTGTCAAACCGGACAAAGAGACATACTACGACTACTTTTATACCTTCGATGCAAATGGCATCCCGTATAGAATACAATTCAATGGTAGGGTCGAACGAAAACTAACGTTAGAATTGCCTGGCATGAAGCCATTAACGGATAGAGACAAGTACGAAGTTCGATTGAACGTAGACTTCAATACAGAATCTGGATATGATACTAAAACAACGCCTGATACAAACAAAGGTGATCAGTTTCGTGTATTAGCTACGGTAGTAGATACTATAGTAGACTTTGTTAAGGACTTTAATAAAGATGGGCCATCCGGTATAGTAGTTGATGAGTTCTATATAGCTCCTAAGGCAGATGATGAGGATGTTAGTAAGATGGATTCCAGAAGAGCTAGATTCTATCAAGCATACATCAAAAGACAACTAAACAAAATAAACATGTACGGAATTAGATATAGGGCTAGAACTAAATCATACAAAGGTTCCGAATACATTCAATTAGATACATCAACACCGGTCAATTGATTCCGGTTGAATATTTATATAAAAGGTTAATAAAATGACTGAACAAAAAAGAAGAGGCAGAAAACCAGCTGCTAAAAAGGTTGTAAAGAAGGTCTTAGATAAGACTCAAATCGACGAACAGATCGTCGCAAAGGTTGACGAGTTGAAAGCTCAGTTAGAAGCTAAACTCGATAAATTAGAAGATAAGGTAGATGACATCCCTAATGATGTTATGTACTGGATTAAAAGACTTTGGGGACACTTGTTGCTGATTCCATTTACTTGGTATGCAGTACAAGATAACTTCCTCCTTGCTTGGCCATCGATTGTAGCATGGGTAGCATGGAAGGAGTGGCGCCTCGAGAAGAAGCGTCTTCGTAAGTTAGGAAAATAATATGGCACGTGTAGTTTACCAAAACAAACAACTAGGACTTGAAATAGTCGAATCGGACAAACCGATGCCTGTGCAGGAAGCTGAATACCAAGGCCGTAAGGTTAAATTGGGAAAAGTATCTAGAGGCGGAAAGAAGAAGTTTCAAGTTTATGTTAGAGATCCTAAGACTAAAAATGTAAAGAAGATCTCATTTGGTGATTCTACAGGTTTAAGTATTAAGACTAAAGATCCAAAGAGACGTAAATCATTTAAGGCTAGACACAATTGCGATAATCCGGGTCCTAGAACAAAAGCTAGATACTGGTCTTGCAGAATGTGGGCTGGTCCTAACTCAGTAAAGAACATGCTTAAAAAATGAACCAAGATAAGGACATAGAAGAAGGCACTCGTTGTTGGAAAGGCTACGAGAAGAAAGGTATGAAAACTATGTTCGGTAAGCGTGTCCCCAACTGCGTTAAAAAAGAGAATGCAGAGATTGATGAGGATCTTAGAAAATGGGTGAAGCAACGTTGGGTGGACATTTCCAGAAAAAAGAAAGGAGGTGGTCACCCAGCTTGCGGCGCTTCGGCAGGTAAAAAATCTAGAAAGGGAGGTAAGCGCGCTTATCCAAAGTGCGTTCCTGCATCTAAAGCTTCTAGAATGTCCAAAAAGGACAAGGAATCTGCAGTAAGACGTAAAAGATCTGTCTATAAAGGAAAGGCTAAGGGCGGCAAGCCGCCTAAGAAGGCCAAGAATGTAAAGACAGAAGAAATGAAGATGAAGTTAATTGCTAGACTAGAGCAAATTAACGAAAAGGCTAAACGTGATAAGTGCTACTATAAAGTAAAGGCGCGTTACGACGTATGGCCATCGGCCTATGGTTCATTAGCACTTTCGAAATGTAGAAAGGTAGGTGCTAAGAATTGGGGCAACAAAAGTAAAAAGAAATAAGTTATGTCTGAAAACTATCTTGAACTAGCAGTCGAAGAAGTATACATGATACTTAATACAGGAAGAACGCCATGGCCCAAGTCTATGCGCGATCCTCATGATAAGATCAAGTTCTTGGATAGTCTAATCAAACATTTTGAAACAACTGAAGACTATGAGAAATGTAGTTACCTAACGGGAATGAAAAATGAACTGGAAAATCACATCCAGGCCGATTGATGTTTATGAACTAAGTGATCGCGATCAGCCTACCAAGTATATCGTCTATGTATTAGATGAAACTAGAAGACCGATTGCGGCAGAAGAGGCATATGGAATTGCAGATAGAACATCAGTTGTAAAACAGTTCATTGCACGTTACGGGCAACACATTGTTAACATAGAACATGAGAGTTAATATGTGGGTTACAAATTGTACATATGATGTCGACATCGAATACATCTACACGAAAAAGACGTCGTAAGAAATATCTTTATCTTATGAATGATAACGTTAACTCATTCGATACAGTTCGAGTGGCATTAACAAGTCTCATTCCTGGAATGAATGATATAAAAGCAACGTCGATAGCTACCATAGTGCATAATAATAGTCAGTGTAATATCTATCAAGGATTTGCACCCGAGATATATGTACTAGCAGCACAATTGAGAAAGCAAGGACTACGTATACAAATTCATAACAAAAGACTTTGAAAGTATAACAAGATTACTTATTTTAATGTTATGATAAAAAATGTTCTGACAATCGCATTTATATCAGTAGCAGCTCCAATTGCTACTACGTATACTACGTATGTACCATTACCTGTTCGACCCATTCAACCTATAAAGGCAGAACCGATTCAACAAGATCCATTGATCAATGCATTAATTATGGTTGAAAGTTTTGGCAATGATAGTGCATATAATGCAATGGAAGATGCAGTGGGATGTTTACAGATACGTCCTATTATGGTAAGAGAGGTTAATCGTATTTTGCGTAAGCAGGACGACCCGCGCCGATTTAAAATGAAGGACCGTTGGGATAGAGACAAATCTCTAGAGATGTTTGATATTTGGCAAACATTCCATCATTCCAATAGTAATCACGAAAAGATTGCTCGTAATTGGAACGGCGGACCTAAAGGTTGGAAAAAAGAATCGACCGCATATTATTGGGAAAAGGTGCAAAAACATTTGGAAGTTAACTAAGAAGTTAATATATTGAGAGTATGGTTACAACAAACGTTATAGTTAAATTAGCAGTAGATGGTCTTCATAGTTGGCCAGATGCTAAGAAGGTCTTTCCGGAGGTAGGATTCCTTTCGGATGTACATCGTCATATGTTTCATTTCAAAGCTAAGAAGCGAGTGAATCATGATGATCGAGATGTAGAGTTTATTATGTTCAAAAGAGATATTGAAGAATACTTGCATGATCGGTATTGGAAGCAAGAATATCGTAGTCACTTCTTTGGATCCAAGTCCTGTGAGATGTTGGCTAAAGAGATCCTTGAATACTTTGATTGCGAGTATGTATCAGTATTTGAAGACGACGAAAACGGAGCAGAGTGTTATGTCTGAATTGATTAAAGAATGGTATGAATTGCTAGATGCAAATCACGTTAAGGTAGAGCCGAAAGCATTTACATTGCTTCAGATGGTTATGGAAAACTACGATATTACAAAGAAGGCTGTAGAAGAGGATGCCGTTTAAACCAGGAGAAGGCCGACCGGCTATGAATATCTCCGAATCGGAGATCCGTTATGCAATGGAGAATACTAAGTCCTGCGCACAAGCGGCACGATTCCTTAAGATATCATATGAGGCATTTCGTAAGTATGCCAAGATGTATACGGACTCCGAATCTGGTAAAACATTATTTGAACTTCATAAGAATCCACATGGCAAAGGTGTACCCAGAGTCCCAAAGAACCCAACAAAGACTCAGGCTAAACTAGAAAACATTTTTGCCGGCAAACATCCTAACTATAACAAACATCGATTGAAAGATAGATTGTTACGGTCTGGAGAATTTGAAGAATGCTGCTCATCATGCGGATTCAATGAACGACGTGTAAGTGATTATACAGTGCCTTTGTTATTAGATTGGATCGATGGCGATACTACTAATCATGCCAAAGAGAATCTAAGGTTCCTATGTTTGAATTGCTATTATCTACAGGTAGGCAATCCATTGGGCGGGCGTATGCGTAATAGTTATGGACCGTAAAAAAGTTTGAAAAAAGTTGGCAAAAGGCTTGACCGTTAATTGATATCTACCTTATATTTAAGAGTAAGTTAAAAGATAAGATAGATGAGTAATTTTGATATCAAGGCGCATGTGCAATCAATGGCCCCCGAGGCTCAAGACATGTTGCTCAAGGCAGCAGTCAGAGATCACCAGATGAGCATTTTGATTGATTTGATGGGCATTATCGGAGAGCAGAGAGATCCTAGGTCAGTTGCCGATAAGGTGTCCAATTGGATGAAAGAAGTAGCTGAAGAAGATTCGAATAAATAATAGATATGGTTAGTCAAGAAGTATATTGCGTGTTCGCACCATCCAAAGGCGATCATACCCTTTGCAAAGGTGAATTGTTGGGTATCTACGGCAGTCGTAAGAGTGCTAAGGAAGCAACGAAAGGTTATGTGAAGTTCTTCAAGGAATGTGGTCGAGATGTTAAGACAAGTCATTTCAAGATCAAGAGTAGATTGATGTTTGATTAAATGAATGCCTGGGTGGTGGAATTGGTAGACACGTCAGACTTAAAATCTGATTCTTTTTTAAAGAGTATTGGTTCAAATCCGATAATGAGTATATTAAGTAATACTTTGTATTATTATTGTTGAAATTATGTGGTATTTATTATATG